CGACCTCTACGAACGTACACGCGATACGGCAGCCGTGCAGTTCTTTATGGAAGCGAACTTCATGCAGGATGTCATTCTGGATGAGTTTGAGGCAGAAGGAAATCTGCGTGGATACCAACTGCCCATCATGCCGGATAAACGAAAGAAGCCGGACAAGCTCCAGCGCATCGAAGCGGTCTCACCATTATGGGAACGCGGTTTCGTATTCTACAATGAGAAGTTGAAAGAATCGCCGGATATGCAGACCGGAATCGAACAGACCTTGGCACTGGAGCGTGGCAGCCGTATTCACGATGATGCACCGGATGCCGACGAGGGAGCCATCTGGATGCTGCAGCGCAATTCAAGGCAGGAGAGTTTTCAACCGGTGTTCGGTAAAAGGCCGACCGCCAAAAATATATGGTAACATGATACAGCTGATTAAAAGAATGATTTTTGCATGGCGCTATAAACGTGCCGTTGCCCGTGCTTGCAAGTACGCCAAGCTCTACGGAAGAAAGTACTACGTCCTGTATATGGGTGGCAAACTGAAAGTTGTCCCCAAAAGGAACATCTGTGAACTGATTCACCGCCACCGTTTCCGCAAGGGAACCACTATCCGGGATATAGAAAAAATGGCATTGTTCATCACTAAATGAAAGTAAAGTCATGTTCATTACAGAAGAAGATTACAAAGTTGTCATCGGCGACAACGCATTGAAGGTTATTTCTCAGGTAAGCCCGGAAAACCGTACCAATGCAGAAGCGGAAGCCCGGGAAGAAATTGCCGGTTATCTACGGCCGAAATACGACTGTACGGCCATTTTCTCTGCACAGGATGAACACCGGAACCGGCTCATTGTCATGTACACCTGCGACATTTCACTTTACCACATGAGTGCAGCCATGCCGCAAAAGATGGGAAGCGAGATACGCAAGGAACGATATGAACGGGCCATCAAGTGGCTTGAAGGCGTACAAGCTGGAAAAATTGTCCCTGATTTGCCCCTGGCTGTCGGAGAGGATGGGCTTCCGTCCGGAAATTCATTTGTTTACAGCTGTCAGAAGCAGCTTCATCATAACTGGTAGGACTATGGATATTAAAGACTTTTTCAGCGGTATGTTTTCCAATAAACCGAAAAACGTACTGCAAACGCCATACGGCAATTTTAATCTGGCCAAGGGGAAAGACATCAAGCGGGTGCAGAAAATGGTCATCGACCTGCAACGCACCACCGATGCACTCACCCGGAAGGACATCAAGAACTGGCGCGATGCCTGGCAGTATGCCATCAATGTGGACAGCCCCAGCCGCCAGCGCCTGTACGACATCTACCGGGACGCGGAAATAGACCTTCACCTCTCCGGGTGTGTGGAGCAGCGCAGAGGTTTTGTCATGGCACGTTCGTTCAAAATCGTGGATATGAAAGGGGATGAGAACGAGGAAGCGGTTCATTTCTTTGACCAGTCCTGGTTCAAGCAGCTCATGCGCTATGCCCTTGATTCAATCTACTGGGGGCATTCGCTCATCGAATTGGGCGACCTTTGCACTGACGGCGACGGCTGCATCTGTTATTCGGATGTGAAGCTTATTCCGCGCAAACATGTCATTCCTGAGTACGGACGTGTCATAACCGACCTCGGGCAGGACTGGACTACCGGTATAGATTACCGCCAGCCTCCTTTTTCCGACTGGCTCATTGAGGCCGGCAGACCTGACGACCTCGGGCTGTATCTCAAGGCGGCTTCACAGACTATCCCCAAAAAGAACATGCTGGCCTTTTGGGACACCTTCGGGGAAATATTCGGAATGCCCATGCGCATAGCACGCACCACTTCGCGCGATCAGAAAGAGATTGACCGTCTCGACCAAATGCTGCGTGAAGCCGGGACTGCCCTCTCTATGGTGGCAGGAATGGAAACCGAAATCGAGTTTGTGGAAAGCGGCAAGGGAGATGCATTCAATGTCTATGACAAGCGAATCGACCGGGCCAACTCCGAACTGTCAAAGCTTATCATCGGGCAGACGATGACCATCGAGGACGGAAGTAGCCTCTCACAGTCTGAAACGCACCTTGAAGTGTTCCAAAACCTTGTGGAAAGCGACTGTGATATGCTTCGGGATATAGTGAACAACCAGCTCATTCCGCGAATGGTGCGCCACGGGTTCCCTGTCAAAGGGCTGCGCTTTGATTGGGACTACTCCATTGATTACACACCCGAACAGCAGAAAGCATACGAAGAAATGGTACTGCAGCACTACAAGGTGAAGCCACAGTACTTTGAGGAAAAATACGGCATTCCGTGCGAGGAGAAGGAGCCGAAGGAAGAGCCGGACCCGACAGATCCGAAAAAAAAGAAAGACGGCAAACCGGCTGAAACGCTGTCCCGTTTTTTCGACTGAGCCCCGATGATTATTCGGGGCTGCACCAGCGATATTCCCGGTTGTTGGAAAACAGGAAGCCCATCCTGCAGGCGGGAAAAACGGAGGACATCGAAAAAATGGCCAAGGAATGGGCTTCAATAATCAAGAACAAAGAAGCCAGAAAAGATGCGGAAGATGCAGCCCGTATTATCTTGGAACATGGCATCAAGCTTCCCAGACTGCTAAAAAAGAAAGGAGGAAAAACTTCCGGGGCAGAATACCGGGCACCCATGTTTGAGGGTGATGACGGTATTCTGTATTTCAACGAACTCCGTGAACGGGACTACAAATCGTACAAGGAAAAGAAAATGCAGTACCGCTCAGGTGCACAGGATAACACATTCCTTCATGAACTGGGTCACCACATCGATGCGCTGCTGGAGCCCAAAGCTTACAGCATGGTAGAGCACCAGTGGAACATGGAGAAGGTGAACAGGGAACTTATCGAAAAGGAACTGTCCAGATATGCCTTGGAGAACCGGGCCGAGTTTGAAGCCGAGCTGATCAGCGCAACACTCAGGGGGAAAACATTCTCCAAAGAACTGCTGTCATATTCCAATCTGCATAATCCGGAGCAGAATGAAGGAATAGCAAAAAACTTGCTGCAGTATGCATCCGGAAAAGATATATGCACACCGGTTGACCTGGTACGTGAAAAGTTCGACCGCATGATGAAGGTACTGTTCCGGCAGGAAGGGGCCAACCTTGAAATAGGTATTCTGGCATCCGAAGAAGCGCAGGATTTTATAGAAACTCATTCCTCTGTCCTGAACGGATCATTCCGGCAGGTGGAAATGTCCGAGGCTATGCGCAAACGGCTGGAGCGCTCCAACTATGTATTCTCCGGGCTGAAGACCTTTCATGAACTGAATGAAGCCTTTCCCTCCTTATTGGATGAGAACGGCAATAGAAAGACGTTCGAACGCTTTTTGAATGATGTCCGGAAGATCGACGAAACATACAATTCAAACTATCTACGGGCTGAATTCAACTTTGTACAGGCTTCGGCTGAAATGGCGGCCAAATGGGAACGGTTCATGCAGGACGGTGACCGCTATTATCTGCAGTACCGCACGGCCGGGGATGCAAAGGTACGTCCCACCCATGCGGAGATGGCCGGCATTACACTCCCGGCTTCAGATCCGTTCTGGGCAGAATTCTATCCGCCTAACGGATGGGGCTGCCGCTGTTCCGTAGTCCAGGTACGCAAATCCAAGTATCCGGTTACGGATCATGAAGAGGCTATGGCAAGAGGGGAGTCAGCTTTGGAACTTGACAAGAAAGGTATGTTCCGGTTCAATGCAGGCATGGAGCAAAAGACGATGCCCGACTATAACCCATACACCATCAAGCGGTGTAAGGATTGCGATATAGCGAAAGGAAAACTGAAGCTGGCAAAGAATCCTATTCCTGACAATGAACTCTGCGAGGCATGCCAGTTCATCCGTTCTATTCAAAACAGGAATGGGGCTGCGGACAGAATTCAATCGTACTCCGAAAACGAATGGGAAAGAACCTATATTTCTCCGGATGATAACGGATTTGTAGTAACCCAATGGGAACGAATCCATGAATCAGAACCCAGCAAAGCGGAACGCCTGAAATTCAACAAAGAAATGCGTATGTGCAAAATTATTGCAGACAATGGTCATGACGTGGAATATCTTCAAGGAGTCAACAGACCGGAAGGGCAGACATACGACATTACCATAGACGGAATAAAAGCTGATTTGAAATGTATTGAAGGCGGTGCTGGCAACATTGTAAAATATGCCAAAAAAGCACTTACAAAACAAGGAGGTGAAGCCGTGATTTTTGAAATACCATCGCATGACATTCAGTTTTATAAAGCTATTACAGAAGCAAGAAGAAAATGTGAAGGACATATATTCTTCTACATAGCGGACGAAAAAGTGCTTAAAGAGGTACAAAAAAGAGGCCAGTAAAAACTGACCTCGGGGCGGTACACGGTCTTGCGACCCTGTCCCTTCGTATTTCTACGCACTGCAAATATACAAAACAATTTTCAAAAACAACTCGTTATGAACAAAATTATCGAATTTCTCAAACAAAGCAACCGCTATAAGCACCTTATTGGCGGTCTTCTTGTAGGATTTGCCGCCCTCAATCCGTGGACGGCTCTGTATGCATCCATTATCGCTGCCTCCTGTCTGGAGCTCAAAGACAAACTGAAAGGCGGACTTTGGGACTGGATAGACTGGTCTCTTACCGTCATCGGCGGCATATTGTCGGCCCTATTTTGGTGGATAGTGTAATGCTTTAGCTCATTTTGCCTGTTAAATCAGTAACTTTGTACCCGGTGGAGCTTCCCGATAGTCCGTGTGGTCTATCGCGGGTACAACAATGCGAACGCGAATGGCGGTGTGTCGAATGCGAATGCGAATAACGATGCTTCGAATACGAATGCGAATATCGGCTCGCGTCTGGAAATCTAATTAATCGGCGTACAGCACCGGGGACGTGTCCCCGAAGCGGTGCCGAGGGAAGCAAGCCACAGCAACAGCACCCATTAGGGTGGAAAGCTGAAAAATCACGCGTCGGGTGGAGTTTGGTAGGCTGTTATCAGTTCGAAGAAGTCAGACCCGGGGAAAGGAAGGCCCTTATCTTCTGTTTTTACTAACCAACAGCAGAACCGTATGCGCAGGGAAGGATACATCATAGAGGAAATCATCGAATACTCCAATATGTCGGAGGCATTCGATGCCGTACTGCGCGGAACGGATCGTAAGGAATCAATCCAAGGGAAAAAGCTACTTGCACATAGGGAGGAAGTTATATCCAAACTTACTGCTGCCATTGAAAACGGTTCGTTTCAACTTGGTGGATACCATGAGACGGAAATCAAAGAGTATGGCAAAAGTCGCATCCTGCAGATTTTATCCATGTATGACCGCATCGCAGTATATGCCGTAATGAACGTGGTGGATCGTCACCTGCAGAAACGCTATATCCGGACTACCGGGGCCAGCATTAAACGACGTGGCACTCATGATCTGATGAACTGCATACGTACCGATTTGCAAAAAGACCCGGAAAGCACGATGTATGCCTACAAATTTGACATCCGCAGGTTCTACGACAATGTGCGGCAGGATTTTGTGATGTGGTGCTTCCGCAGGATATTCAAGGACAAAAGGCTGTTGGTGCTGCTGGAGCGGTTCGTGACACTGCTGCCGGAAGGTATCAGCTTCGGACTGCGCAGTTCACAGGGAGCAGGCAACCTGCTTCTGTCTGTATTTTTAGATCACTATCTGAAGGATAAGTACGGGGTCCGTTATTACTATCGCTATTGCGATGACGGACTGGTACTCGGTAAAACGAAAGCGGAATTGTGGAAGATTCGTGATGCTATTCACGGGCAAATGGAGAAAATAGACTTGGAAATCAAGCCGAATGAACGGGTGTTTCCTGTAGAAGAAGGCATTGATTTCCTTGGCTATGTTATCCGTCCTGACTATGTGAGATTGCGGAAACGTATCAAGCAGAAGTTTGCCCGGAAGATGCACGAGGTAAAATCGAGAAAAAGACGGCGAGAACTGATTGCCAGTTTCTACGGCATGACGAAGCACGCCGACTGTAATAAGTTGTTTAAAAAATTAACAGGCAAAGAAATGAGAAGTTTTAAAGACTTGAATGTCGCTTACAAGCCGGAGGACGGCAAGAAGCGATTTCCCGGAGTGGTGGTAAGTATCCGGGAACTGGTAAACTTACCGATTGTAGTGAAGGACTTCGAGACCGGTATCAAGACCGAGCAGGGAGAAGACCGCTGTATTGTGGCCATCGAAGTGAACGGCGAGGCAAAGAAATTCTTCACCAACAGCGAGGAAATGAAGAATATTCTCGCACAAGTGAAAGAAATGCCGGATGGTTTTCCGTTTGAAACGACCATCAAGACAGAGACCTTCGGCAAAGGTAGAACCAAATACGTGTTTACATGAGAAGAGTTGAAGGAAGTGCCGGTGTGTCGCTGATGGAATGCACGAACCCGGTTAAAGACAAATGGCGCATCCGCTGGGATGTGCAGGAGAAAGAGGACGGCTCTGCCTCCTACATGGAAGAAGAGTTCAGCCATAAGCCCACTGATGAAGAAATCCGCACATTGGTTATGTCCTGGTATAACAGCCAGACTGATGCAGCTATCCTGTCCGGATTCGTGTATAAGGATGCCCCTGTATGGCTTTCTACGGAGAATCAGTATAACTATAAGGCAGCATACGACTTGGCTGTTCAGACGGGCGGAGAGACCCTTCCAGTTACATTCAAATTCGGTTCGGATGAACAGCCCGAATACCAAACCTTTGATAATTTGGATGAATTGAAGGACTTCTATACGAAAGCGGTAAGGTATATCCAGAAGGCTCTGGCTGAAGGCTGGAAGAAGAAGGATAAGTTCAATTTGGAATTATACCAGGTTGAATGATTGACAATCCCTTCGGGGGAGGGATAAAAAAAGCCCCCGGCCTGTTAAAAATCATCTCACCTACTTTTAACTTAAACGCATCCAGTGCGCACGACCGGGGGCAATGCCCTCGCCGCGCACTGGATGCGTTTTTAAATCAAAAGTAAGTGAAATGTTGCAAATGTACGAATTTTAACTGGATATGAAAGTAATTGAGATACTAAAATTGAACAGGGAGCTTTTAAAAACATGCCATTACATGGGCATACGACCCGATGATGTGCAATATATAGAACTATATAATGAATATAACAAGTTGCATACCAATGGTGAAAAAGTGTCTTATATCGTAGCAACGCTTTCCCTACGATATGGCATCAGTGAACGAAAGGTATATGACCTGATCAGGCGTTTTAAAACCGACTGCAATTTGTGTGCAGTGTAATCAGGACTTCCTCCCACTAAAGGCAAACTTCCCTACCCTACCTTTGTATCGCAATAAATAACATTCATATCATGAACAAGTATTATCAAATCTTAGGCAAGGTGCTTTCGTCCGGAAAGATGCAAAGCAATAAAAAAGGGAATATCCGCTACCTACTGAATGAACAGCTGACG